CTTAAAAATAAAATAAAAAAATACTAAATATTGTTACTAAAGTTTGGCGGTACACCAAGTGGATATTGCATGGTAATGATAAGCATGATTTTCCAATGACGACCGTTCATAAAAAGTAATCTCATCATTTTATCTTTTGTCCAAGCATTATCATATAAACAATCATCTAATATGACAAATGCTCTAGGGTCAATATTTGACCTTTTATAACTTTCAACTTCTTTTAGAACTTGTTTTAAAACTAATTTTTGTCTTTTTAAAATATTTTCAATGATTGCTGTATTGTATTCATCATGAATAAATAGTTTTGGAACGTGAGAACTATAAAATCCATTTCCTGCTTCTGTTCCGGATATGACTGTTCCAATAGGAACGTCTTGATGAAAGTAAAGTAAATCTCTCACAAGATATGATTTACCAGTATCACGTCGTCCGATTAATACAACCACAGGTCCTTTATTTTCATCAGGTTTAAAACTAATATGACGCATGTCCCATTTTTTGATGTCTAATGCCATTAAAATGTATTAATAAAAATATATAAATAATCCTACGAATGTTTTTAGTTTAGATTTTTTATTATTTTTATTTTAAGTAAATAAATGGGATTTGAACTTAATTACCAAAAGAATGGCAACGAGAAGTTATTTTTAGATTTAGCACAATTGTTGGATATAGAAAATCCTCAAAATTATATTCCAATATATAATAATTTTTTTGGATTAAATGATACAAATTACAATAATATTAATTTAAATCATCATTTCTCTCTAAATGAAATAGTTGATCCTGTAAAAGAATACAATGTTTTTAAATGTTGTTTAAAACCACCAAGTAATGTTGTTGAGATAAAAAATGTTTTTTTTAAGTTTAGTCCATTATTAGACCCGGTTAAGTATATGATAGGTAAATATGATGCAAGTGATAATAATTTGTTGAATCTTCCCGATTTTAATAATAATAATTGTCACGCAAAATCTAGAGACAACAATAATTCTGCTTATGTGGATGGTTTTTTTACTTATTTAACTAGTCAATTGTTGCACAATCATGGTTTCATAAATGGACTTGATTATTATGGTTCATTTTTAGGAATTAAAAAAGGATTTAAAGTAAATGTAATTGATGATTTGGAATATTTATCAGATTCTGATTTTTTTAATAAAAATAAAGGTGAATTATTTAAACTAGACAATGATTACCAAAATGATTTATTTAATTTTAATAGTAGAAATTACAAGAAACGATTATTGATTGAAGACATATATGATGTAGACAATAATGACATTTTAAAAATAGACAACCTTGAAAATATTAGTGATATAAATAATCTATTCCATTCATCTGAAGACAATGGGCCTAACATTGTCGTAGATAGTGATTTAATATATGAAAATGTAATGTTATTGCCCAATGAAAACAATGCATCTATGTCAAATACAAGCTCAAACACAAAAGGCAGTAATAGTACTTGTTCGTCTAGAACATCAAATACTGGATCATGCGAGGATGATGATGTAGTAAGCGATGATGGTGATAGTGATTATGAAGATGTTGAAAGTGTTTCTGAAAGTATATCTGGTTGTTCAACTGCTTCAGAAGACGTAATAAACGCAACATTAAATCGTTTTCCTGTTAGTATAATATGTCTTGAAAATTGTAGTACAACATTAGATGATTTAATGTGTTCTAATGAATTATCAACAAAAGAATGGGCATCTATTTTAATGCAAATAATTATGATTTTGATAACATATCAAAAAGTCTTTAATTTTACACATAATGATTTACATACCAATAATATAATGTATATTGAAACTGAAAAGGAATTTTTGTATTACAAGTATAATAATAAGCATTATAAGGTTCCTACATACGGGAAGGTATTTAAAATTATAGATTTTGGTCGTGCTATTTATAAATTTAAAGGAACTACAATTTGTAGTGATAGTTTTCACAAAAATGGGGATGCGGCAACCCAATATAATTTTGAACCATACATGAATGAAAATAAACCTAGATTAGAGCCAAATTATAGTTTTGATTTATGTCGTTTGGCTTGTTCAATGTATGATTTTTTAATACCTGACGGGGACATAAATAAAACTCCTATTACATCATTAATAAATGATTGGTGTAGTGATGATAAAAACCGAAATGTATTGTATAAAACAAATGACGAAGAAAGATATCCAGATTTTAAATTATATAAAATGATTGTGAGAACAGTGCATGCGCATACACCTCAAAGTCAATTAAGTCGTGAATTGTTTTCACAATTTTTGCTGGCGAGAAACAAGACATTAAAGATTAAAAAATTAATAAACATAGATGATATTCCATCATACATTTAATTTGCTAAATTTATTATATATTATTTAATAAATTTAGAACCCTGGGTTGTCAACAAAAACCGATACATTGTTGGCTCCTCCCATCATTTTGTCTACATTATTTTTGGCAACATTGAATTGGTCAGCAATAAAAAGTCCTACTAATGCGCTTAAATATACGTGCAATGAATCTCTAACAAGCATTTTTAAAGGTTTGTCTTCTTTTAATATAAATCTCATTTCTAAAAATTTACATAAAAAATATACAACCGAAATAATGGTGGCTAAAATAAATACATTTTCCATTTAAATTATAATACAATTATATTATTAGAAGTTTTACGTATTTAAGTTAATACATCAAATTCAATTAAAGGTTCACTGTTAGTTTTTATTTTTGTATGAGACATGTCATGTATATCTAAATCAACGAGAGATATATCCCCGCCGATTCTAAGTTTTTCATTATCATCGTCTTCATCGTCTTCTTCTGCCTTACGTCTTTCATGATTAACAGAACTAATATGTTCTAAACGTTCAATATCTTTTGACGCTTCTATAAAATTATTTGTACCATCGTGGTCAAAAGCGATGTCGACATCACTAAACTTAATATTTCCTTTAAGTGCTTCAGTTCTCTCTTTGGGTGTCATTGTAATGTTTTCAAGTGTTTCATCTGGTTGCTCAATTTCTTTCTCATATTCTTCTACATGTTCTTCAATTTCTACGTCGGTTTCTTGTGTTTCATCCATGTATGCTCTTAAAATCTCTTCAACTGGAATGCTCTCTCTTATAGATAATAAAATGCATTCTTTTACAACTATTTCTAATTCTCTATTATTTTTTTGTATTTGAAGTGGAGCAATGTTTTTTTCAAATAAATAAACATTTGTGTAAATTTTTCTGGCTACATTAATATAGATTTTGTGTATGAATTCATCTAATGAAGGTACATTAATATTGATTTTTTTTTGTTTTTGTCCGACGCGAATGCATGTTAATGATTTAAGTTTAATGATGTGAACACATGTAATTAATTCTTCAATATATCCGCATCCGCTCTTTTCAATAATTCTTTGTTTCTCATCTTGTATCATGCTTTGATTCCATTTTGGGACTCTTCCAATAAAATTTTGGAATGTCATTAAATATTTATCAAGTTCATTATTTTCTCTACATAATTTCCACGCTTCATCAAAAATGGCTCTAAATCCATCAATGATTAATGGTGTCAATATATGAACTAATCGCGCGCACCATTCATTTTGTGATTCTGTTAAACTAGATACTGAATAATCGTCCATAATACTAATATAACATTTTTAATAATTTAATTTTAAACTTATTATAAGTATTTTAATTTGTCTAAATATAAAAATTGAAATACTTATATTGTTACTATCATTTAATTAAATAATTACAGCATTACAATGAACATTAAACCTTCTGAAATTTACTTTACTCATAGCACTATAAGTTATAAATTTACTGGTTGCGGAAAGTTTCTAGACGAAACATTAAATGAAATAATTAATGGCACTACTAAGGTGGACGATATTCCAAAAATAAAAGTGTTTTATACTCAGCAAAATGGAATCGTTAAATACTTTTCTGAAAATAATAGACGCCTCTGGCTGTTTAAACATTTGGAGAAATTGGGATTGTTGGATACGGTGGAAGTTCGCATTGAGAAAACAAATAATAAAAAATATATTAAAAATACTTATTCACTTGATGCAAAAGTAAAAGATTTGTATAAAAAGAAATAGGTAACATTTTAGGCATTAAATAATTTAAAATTCGTGAGTAAATTAATATTTAAATGTTTTATTAATAAATAATTAATGAAAATATTAGTATTTTTTTCAGGGAGTTTAAGATTAGATTTATATACATTGATCCATTATATTAAAGAATTCAAACAAAATTTTGAAAACACTAATTATGAGATAACATATTTATTTATAACAGACAAATCCACTCCATTTATGTATTGTAACTATGCGCATTTAAAAGAAGAGTTATCAAAACACGTGAATGTTATATTCATAGAAAAAAACATGAACTTGCGTGTAACTACCATAAATAAATATAGTACAATAAGTTTAATGTATTATAAGCATATACAAAATTACATTAATAAAACTCGCTCTGAATTTAATTACGTAATAAAAATGAGAAATGATGCCATTATCAAAATAGATGGAATAAGTAAATATTTTAATAATAATACTTATGTAGCGCCTAGATATTGGTATTGTACGAATGTCAAAAACACTGCGAACGATCATTTAATCATAGTACCTTTTTCAAAATTTATGAACATTGATTTTTCAGACGAAAATATAAATAAATTAGCCCCATTAAATTATGACACAGAAAATTTAACAGAAACTATGTTTTTACCTGACAAACCGATTGACCTAAATGACATATTAGAATATGTATTAAGTGGTTCATTAAAATTTCATATAAAAAATAATATAATTATCTCTGGAACGTTTGATCCTTATAATTCAATTGCGGTATTACATTAATAATATTGTTTATATTAATATTAACGTGATTGTAATATTATTAAATTTTATATAAATGATATATTTTCAAGACATGCGTCTGGTTTAATAAAGAGAAAATTTAAAATAACTAACATTAATATTTTTTCATTTCTAAATTCTCTTTTAATTTTATTAAATGTTAATAGCAGTTGGTATTTCCTTGTCTCGTCCATTGTAGTTTTTTCAATATAATCCATTAAATCTAAAGCGCAATAACCTTTTTCATATAATGTATTTGACAATTCGCAATATTCATTTAATTTTTTTAATTGATTAGATTTATCTAATTTTTTTTTTAACCAATTTTCTCTCGTTTTGTCTTTTATAAATTTATAGGTTTCTTCAATGTGATGTTTAT